CTTCGTTGGAGTAGTCCTGACCCGGTGCTACTACATGACGGTGGTAAGAACGGCTGATTTCTACGCCATCCTTCTTGATGATCGTTGCAGTACGAACCTGTACATGGGAGTAATCCCCCACGACTTCAATCTTATCTACTGCGGTTTCTTCTGTAAGTGCCATCGTTTATCTCCTGTTGATTATCGTGACTTAGCGTGTCACCTGTCCATCCCCACTTCTGGTGAGGATAAATTTAAAAATTATGCAGCGAAATAAATTATTGTTCCATAAAAGTATCCACCACCAGTAGAGTATCCACCATGGAGAGAAATTTCACTTGTCCCACCACCAGAAAATCTTGGATATGCTGTTGTAGAACTATTATTTACATAACCACCAGCCATATGTCTATCTGATGCCTGAATTGGAATGCCTTCAAATCCAGCACCAATTATTGAACCTATATCTCTTTCAGAAGAAATTTGAGAAGCAGAAGTAAATGGTAAATTTTGAATAAAAACCCCATAACTACCAGTACCACTGATTGAAGTCCAATTAATCCAAAAAGTAGCAGTGACTTTATTGCCTACTTTAGTATATCTTCCAGACCTTGAATTATAGGTGATTGAACCTATAGCAGATGAAAAGGTAGGAGTCCAAGTCCCTTCCTCATAGTCATCCAGATAATTCGCTGCTCCGGTTCCGCCGAGGTAGACACCGCCGGAGAGGTAGAGGTTTCTCCAACGAACTGAACTAGCTCCCATATCAATTGAATTATCTGTATCGGGAAGTAAAGTAGCACCAATGCTTACATTTTGTGCAGAACCACCACTTTGGAATATGCGTACACCATTAAGACCGTTTGCTCGTAAAATCAAATCATCAGATGAGTTAATAATTAAATCTTCAGCACCAGAAGAAGAGTCAATAGACCCAACTAATGTAGAACCCGCTACAATATCTATGATGTTTCCAGTGTCTCCTTGTTTTGCAACCCTTAAAGGAGCAACTGAATTGCTGTTAGTACGACCGTTAACAAAAAGATTACCGTTTGCCCCGGCAACTGTGAATGGGGTTGTAGTAGTCCCCACCAACAGATTACCGCTGGCATCAATCGTTGCAGAGCCGTCCGATGCACTGCTGCTGATATTCAAAGCAGAGTTGGTGGTAGAAAGATTTTGAAGTGCGGTTATTCCGGTAGAGGTTAAGTTACCGCTGTGAGTCACATTCCCATAGAACGTACCACCATTCGCAGCACTCACGGTATCAGCAACAGAGAAGCTACGAATAGCATAGATGTTCACTTCATCTGCAACATTTGCGCCTGAAGTAAGTACGACGCTGCTTCCATCTGTAGCTGTGTAGTCAGTACCAATCTCCAGCATGATGCCGTTGATAGTTACGAATAGGTTTGGGGCTACGTAGGCAAGAGACACACCACCATCATCATTACCAGTGAACGTGGTCTGGCCTGCTGTGGCAGTGTACTTAAAGATCGTGAATACGCTCTCTACAGCAGCAGAGGCATCGATCCAGTTGGTGCCGTCATAGGCACGCATCTTACCGTCGGTAGTGTTGAAGTACAGGGTACCTGCAACAAGAGCGTTACCGTCATTGTCAGTGGCCGGATCTGAAGCCTTAGAGCCTAGGTAGCGGTCATCGAAGCTGTCATAGGTGCTCGCAGCCTGTGCGGCACTTGCAGCAGCCTGAGAGGCGCTGGTAGCGGCTGACGTAGCTGAACCGGCTGCAGAGGTAGCACTGTTAGAGGCATTTGTAGCGGAGGTGCTGGCAGCAGATGCGCTATTAGCAGCGTTAGTCTCGGACGTAGCTGCAGCACTTGCTGAGTTTGCAGCGGCAGTAGCCGACCCAGAGGCAGCAGAGGCACTGGATGCCGCGTTGGTCTCAGAGGTAGCGGCATTCGTTTCAGAGGTAGCTGCAGCAGATTCAGAGCTTGCTGCATTGTTCTCAGAGACTAGGGCAGCAGCGGCTGAGGCAGCAGCAGCAGTAGCACTGTTAGATGCTGAGGTGGCTGAGTTTGCGGCAGACGTAGCACTTGCAGCAGCGGCAGTAGCAGAACCTGCAACGGTATCTACATACGCCTTAGTAGCAGCGTCAGTGTTACTTACCGGGGTAGCTACGTTACTGACCAGATTAGAGCCCATGTTCAGCACACCAGACATGGTGTCACCGGACTTGGCTACACGAGTATCTCTCTGAGTATCTACGTAGCTCTTATTGGTCAGATCACTGGTAGCAGAAGGAGTTGCAGTACTGGTAACCTTGTTAGCACCCATACTCAGGGTACCGGTCATAGTATCACCAGCCTTGCTGACCTTAGTGTTGATCTTATTGTCTAAGGTCGTGTAGGCGTTTGCATCGTCATTCAATGCAGCAGCCAGCTCATTCAGAGTATCGAGGGCAGTAGGAGCACCACCAATCAGGTTGGTAATGCTGGTGTCTACATAGCTCTTAGTGGCAGCATCCTGAGCATTAGTAGGATTAGTCAGGTTAGTAATGGTAGCAGTAGTACCTGCATCCATATTCAATGTGCCATTAATAGTGACATCATTGAACGTAGAAGTACCCGAGGAGGCAGTTACGTTACCGGTTACGTTACCTACGATATTACCTGTGATATTACCGGTTACATTGCCCGTTACGTTGCCTGTCAGATTACCGGTTACGTCACCAGTGACATTGCCTGTTACGTTACCTGTGAAGCCGCTAGAAGCAGACACAGTAGTGAAGGCACCACTGGAGGTACTGTTAGAGCCAATCGGAGTACCGTCGATGGTACCGCCATTGATGTCTACGGCAGAGCCTAGTGAGGCTGAGCCAGTGACAGTAGCATTACCTAGAGTAGCTACATCCGCAGCTAGGTTATCAATGTTTGCAGTGCCATCGATATAGAGATTACGCCACTGCTTAGTAGAGCTACCCAGATCACGTACGTCGTCAGTACTAGGCGTCAGGTTAGAGGCTACTTCAGCATTTACTGTGACAGTATCGCTTGTAGCGTTGCCTACAGTAGTATTGCCGTTGAGTGTAGTGCCACCCGTTACAGTAAGGTTGCCGCCTACCGTCTGATGGCTAGTGACTGAGCTCGTACCAGTAACACTTTGGTTACCGCCTACAGTCTGGTTACCAGTGACTCCTAGGGTACCAATCGTTGCCGTAGTAGACGTAAGGGTACCGATAGTACCTGTAGTAGTGCTAAGAACAGGAATAGTACCAGTACCGCTGAGATAAAGATTAGCCCAACGATTAGCTGCAGCACCCAGATTATAGGTTGCATCAGTGATAGGAAGAACGCTTGTATTGACTCGACCATAGAAGGTTACATTGTCCGTAGCAGCATTACCAAGGATAACGTCACCGTTCAGGTAGGCAGTGCCTACAACAGTAGCGTTAGAATTCGTAGTCAGGTTACCACCAAAGTAACCGGTACCAGTAGTAGTGACATTACCTGAGATAACCGCATTACCAGTCAGGGTAAGATTACCACCGACAGAGGCGTTGCTGGTCAGGGTAAGAGTATCACCGCTTACGGCATCAATGTAGCCAGTGCCATCAATGTAGATGTCCTTGAACTGGTACGTGCTGGTACCGAGGTCTACAAGGTTATTGGCGGATGGGATAACGTCATTGGACGGAGTAACGCCCAGCGCTTCCACCCAGAAGGCATTGCTTAAAGTATTAGCAACGCAGACGTACAAACGGCCGGTAGTACCGTTGATCCAGATAGATCCCGGTGCGTAGCCGGCCGAAGCGTCGTCACTAGTTGTAGGAACAGAGGTAGCTGTTACGTTGTTGAGGCCACCGCTACCGCCGTTAGCTGGCAGCAAGTATCCAGATACAGAGGTACCTAGATTAATCTTAGGGGAGTTACCGCTTGATCCATCGTGGCTGTGACCAGTAGAAGCATCAAAAGCTGCCGCCAATTGGTTAAGTTCAGCATTGATCGGAGGAGCCGTGATGTTGGCACCATTAACAATGTCAGCGACTGATTGACGAGTGTAACCTGCCATTTAGCGTCTTCCTGCAATCGAGAATTCAAAGACGATCCCTTGGATGGAGTACGGATTAAAGTCTCCCAAGGTCACGTACGTAAGCTGGGCAGAGAACCCAGAACCCTGTACGGACGTAGTAATGATTGGTTTCTCATTACCGCCGTAGTTAATGTCCGTACCTGCGTAGTTAATGTTACGTCCCTTGTATCGTACCGGTGCGCCACGAGAGGCAGCAGTGTAAGAAGAAGGGCGTACTGTATTCGGGTCATCCCAGTCGAAGGTCATTGACATGTTCATGGTCAACGGGCCTTCTGCTCGGATAAAGGTATTCACCTTACGCATGGTCTTACGGACTTCCGTATCACCGAAGTCGTAATACGGGGTGGCATAGATTGCCAAAATATCATTTCCGTTGAAGTTAGTGCCTCGCTCTTGGCGATAGACACAACCGTCATAGTCACCGTGCAGGACAATCTCCTCACGGTTAATGTATTCAGATACACAGCAGCTTGCACGGATACCGACAAGCTCACCAAACTCCCAGCCTAGTCGTTGGTCTGCACTACGTAAGCCACCAATCAATCCGAAGCTGTCGGTAGTACTTACAGAGTCATCTCCGATAAAGAAGCGGAGCTGGGACTTAGAACGGATAACAACACCGTTCAGGGTATCTAGATCGTAGTCCTGCGGTAGGCTGGTGAGGAGCTGCTGTACGTCTTTAGAGATCGTCTCAAGCTCAACGTCACCAATGCGGCTAGTACCTGCCACAGGGCGTAGGCCATCCGGAGCTAGGAATACGAGGTCACCACCAATTTCAAGTACGCTATCCCGAGCGATACAGCCTACGTTTGCTGTTACGTTATCAATAACGAAACCGTAGGTAACGTCTGGGGCAACCTTCTTAATCGCATTGTTACCGAATACGAAGAAGTCATCACGGAAGGGCTTAAACTGTACGACATCAAAGCCGATAGACAATTGCCCTGAGCCAGCCGCTGTAGTGAAGTTATAAGGATCGTTAGGGGCAGAGTATGCTACAGTCGATGCAAGAGAGTTATCACCACCCAATAGGAGGTGGTTCTCAAACACCTGCACGATGGCAGGAGCATCTAGGCAGTTCTCTCCACCCGGGGCATGAGAGCCACTCTGTTCATGAGAGCCATCGCCGGTAGAGAGTAGCTCATCCCAGTGAGAGCCATCAAATAGCAGGGCTGGATTCACACCATCCACAAATACCATCTGAGTGCCTGCACCGAAGTTAAACTCGATGTGGCGTAGCTTGTGTACCTCAGTACCAAAGCCGTCTGTAGTAGAGCGATATACTCCGTGATCTAGTGTATAACGAGACCAGCCAGTGGGAGTATGACGGTAGATCGCATACTCATTCACATCGACTACAATCTCATCTCCTGCAGTTGCTCCAACATTGAGCTGGAACGTAGCAGAATCTGGCACAGTATATCCACTAGCGTAGAGAGGATTACCGTTCTGGGTTACTGAGATGCGAGCTGCAGTATTATTAATCTCTAAAGTTCGGGCATTATTGTCCGAACCCGTGAAGACGGTCTGACCGGAAGTAGCAGTGAAGTAGAAAGCCTTAATCTTACGTGCCGCAATGATAACAGTCTCATTGGCTGTTCGATCCTTATAGATCGCTACTGCAAGCACCTTACCCTGACAGTTGTCTGGGTCTACTTCTGCATAGTTCTCATCGTACGGCTGAAAGCCCTCAATACGACGGTAGCCCCCGTAGAGGCTGACTTCATAATTAACGAGGCGTGTGGCACATCCCGGCTTGTTCTCTGAGATATCTAGATGGTTCTCAGTTGAATCAAGTCCTCCGCCACATACTACCTTAAACGATTGAATGCGATCAGGCATCAGGCACCCGCTCT